ATGGCAAAAAACAATCCGGTACGGGCGAAAGATCCCGCCCTTGAGAGCCGCAAGGAGAAGATCTCGGAGTGGCTCGGCCGTATCGAAGAGAAGTTCAAGGATGAGGACAGCAAGGTGACGGTGGCCGACTATATCCGACTGATCCAGTTAGAGCGCGAGTTGGAAGAGGACCATCCGCCGGGGGAGATTAAGATCACGTGGGTAAAACAACAGGAGAGCTCCGCGACCGACGGATAGAATATAGCCCGCTTCCCTCGCAATGGAAATTTCACGATTCCACGGCGCGGTTTAAAGGATTCTCCGGACCAGTGGGTTCGGGCAAGAGTCAAGCGCTGTGCCAGGAAGCGATCCGGCTGAGCTATATCAATACCGGGCGTTTGGGGCTGGTTGGCGCACCCACATATCCTATGCTGCGGGATGCAACCCTGACGAGTTTCACCGGCCTGCTGAACGCCAACGACATTCCCTACGACTTCAATAAATCGGAGTCGGTGATGACCATGAAGGACAGCGGGTCGAAGATCCTGTTCCGGGCCGTAGACGAATTTGAACGTCTGCGCGGAACAAATCTGGCTTGGTTCGGCATCGACGAGTTGACTTATACGAGCGAGGATGCGTGGCTTCGGCTGGAAGGAAGGTTGCGGGATTTAGAGGCCAAACAATTGTGTGGGTTTGCCGTATGGACGCCGAAAGGGTTTGACTGGGTCTACAAGAGATTTGTCCGGGAGAAGATCCCCGGCTACGACGTGATCCGGGCACAGCCGTACGAGAACAGGTACCTGCTCGATTGTGTCCCGGACTTTTACGATCGACTGAAGGATAGTTACGACGAGGGCTTTTTCCAGCAAGAGGTACAAGGCGATTACGTGAACATTCATGCCGGCTCGGTCTACGGCGCGTTCGACAGGCTGCGCAATGTAAGAGAACAGAAACTGGATCGTATTCTGCCGCTGTTCTGGGCACTGGATTTTAACGTGGACCCAATGTGCTCCGTGATCGTCCAGCGGGACGGCGATGAAATCCGCGTGCTGGATGAAATCGTGCTTCGGAGGGCCAGCACTCTGGAGGCGTGCCAGGAATTTCGCACGCGCTTCCCGAATCATCAAGCGGGGCTGGTGGTGTACGGGGACGCCTCGGGCGCCAGGCGGCAGACCGCCGGCACGACGGATTACAAGATTGTTTCGGAGTTCCTGCGGCGGGAGGGCTACGAGCGAGCGCGATTTAAGGTGCCGGCCAGCAATCCACCTGTTCGCGAACGAGTTGAATTAGTAAATTCAAAGTTACTGTCGGCAGGCGGCGACAGTTTTCTGACCGTCTCGCCGCGGTGTAAGGACTTGATCGCCGACTTCGAGGAAGTGGTGTACATACCTGACAGCGTGAGGATCGACAAAGATAAGGATCCGAGGAGGACCCATCTCTCGGATGCGCTCGGGTATCTCCTGTGGCAGGAGTTCCGGGATCAACCCGTTTTTGGAGAGCAAGCCAAGCGGCTGTTTTGGTAGACCGACACACAGAAAAGAAATGAGGAGTTAAGGCGTGTTTGACATAAATCGCGAGCATCCGGATTACGCAGGCAAAAAGGCGCTGTGGAGACAATACCAGGACATGTACGTCGGCGGAGAACACTTTCGCTGCAACGCGGACCGCTATTTAATCCGGCGCCAAAAGGAGCCGGCCGACGTGTACGGAGAACGGTTGATCCGGGTTTTCTACGAGAACTACATCGGATCGATTATCGATTGGTACACGGCGACGTTATTCCGGCGCGAACCTTTCTACTCCTTCGAAGGATTCAACGACCCGGCGCGGCAATTCTTCACCACCTTTACGGAGGATTGCGATCTCAAGGGAACGAACTTGACAGAGTTCTTCCGGGCTCGCTTCATCCAGGCGCTCATCTTTGGAAAGAGTCATATATTAACCGACTTTCCACCATGGGCGCCTGCCGTAAACCGCGCGGAAGAGGATCAGCGCGGCACATCGCGCGCTTACCTGGTTGGATATTCCGCCGAGGATCTCATCAACTGGAGTTACGACGAGCACGGAAATTACGAATGGGTGGTGCTGAGGACCACCGGTTTGCGCAAGCCGAACATCGAGGACGCGAACTGGTCGCGAGAGACGCGATGGGCGTATTACGACCGGGAGAACTATCGGATCTACGAGCGAACGGGAGAGACCGAAAGTCAGGGTGAGGTGCGCTTAACGGCGTCCGGGCGTCACGGTCTGGCTCGCAATCAACGGGTGCCTTTGTTCGATCTGGAGGTGTCCGAGGGGCAGTGGCTGATGAATCGCGCGGGGCTTTTGCAACTAGAGCATTTCAACAAGTCGAACGCGCTGGCCTGGGCTCTAACCATGGGGTTATTCGCGATGCCGGTGATCTATTCGGAGCGGGACTGGAACCAGATCATGGGTGAGTCCTACTACGTCCAACTGGGACCGCAGGATAAGTTTGGGTGGACGGAGCCGGAAGGAAAGGTGTTCGACATCGCCGGCCAGAACCTGACAAGGCTGCAAGGCGAGATCTACCGGGTGTGTTACCTCAATCAGGTGGGCGGGGACTTGGGCAGTAGCCGCGGCCAATCGGGGCTGAGCAAACAACGGGATTTTGCGATCACCAACGAGGTTTTGCGGGCTTACGGGGATGAAGTAAAAGAGACCATGACCCGGGTTCTCAGTGCCATTAACCTGGCTCGGGAGGATGGTCTGCAAATCGACGTCTCGGGCATGGATGAGTTCGATATTGGGGACTTTTCCACGGAGCTCGCAGACGCGCAGGGACTTTTGGGAATGGGGCTGGATTCCCCCACCCTTAAGAAGCAGATTTTTAAGAAGCTCGCGTTGAAGTATTTGTGCGATGTGAGGCAGGAAATTAAAGATCAGATCGTGCGCGAGTTGGACGCCGCGTAGGCGTCCGATACAAACAGATTCCACAACTAGCTGGACAGGCCTGGAGGCCGGTCCTATACCGAAGGAGAGCTATGGAAGATCAGAAGCTTGACGGAGCGGATTTGCGCTCGGTCATTCGAGGAGCGATTGAGGAGTTCGTCCGGGCGGAGCAAAACAAGGCGGAGCCGGCGTATAAGACCGAGTTGCTGGAGGAGCGCAAGCGCCGGGAGCAACTGGAGCAGCGCATGAACGAATTAATTCATGAAAATCAGCGGTCCCGCAAAGCGGCCGAAGAGGCTGAACGAGGTTCGGCGATCCGGGCGGAACTGCAGAAACTGGGAGTTGCCAAAGTCGATCTCGCCTACCGTGTGGTGCGCGACGACATCCTGCGCAGCGAGGATGGCCGGTTCGTGGCGAAGACCGAAAACGGCCCTCAATCCATGAAGGAATACCTGTCGCAGTTTGTCAATGAAAACCCGGAACTACTTCCAGCACGTATATCCGGCGGCTCAGGTATGGGATCGGTGCAAAAGCAAGCGCCGAGCGGAGGCGGATTCGATCTGGACAAGATTCGACCGGGCATGAGTCCGGAAGATCTGGAACGAGCACGCCAGGAGATCTCGCGGTTTGCCAGTCAGGCGCTGCGAGGTCAGTAGAGAGCTGGATTCAGAAAGAAGAGACAAAGGAAAGATAAATGCCATCAATTACATCAGCAAATGTAGCGAATGCGATTGTCAAACTGGTAGCCGTCGACGCGTTGCCCGCACTTATGGGCAACCTGGTCATGGGCAATTTGGTGAATCGTGACTATGAGCCGACGTTAGCGCAGGCTGGGGACACGGTCAACGTTCCGATTCCTCCCGTGCTTGTAGCGAATAACATCGCCGAAGGCGGGACCGTGCAGACGCAGAACCCGAACATCGGTAATGCGCAGATTGTTCTCAACACTCACCTGGAAGCCTCCTTCCAAATCCCGGATGTGACCAAGGTCTTGGCGGTTCCCGACCTACTGAAGCTGTATATGCAACCCGCGGTGGTTGCGCTGGCGCAACAGATTGAGACCAGTCTGCTGTCGTTGTACTCGCAATTTACTGCGAACACACCCGTGGGAACGACGGCGACGCCGTTGACCGAAGAGGTGATCGACGCGGCTGAAACCGCGTTGTTCTCAGCGATGGTTCCCCCCAGCGCCAACAAGTACCTGGTGGTGGACTCCAACTCATACTCGGCTCTGCGCCAGATTCCCCGGTTCAGCGAATTCTATACCGCGGGCGAAGCGGGCTTGAAAGCTTTGATCGACGGCACCGTCGGCAAGATGAAAGACTTCTACATCTTCCGGTCGCAGTTCATTCCGTACACCGGCAGCGGTCCGGTGACTACACACAACCTGGCCTTCACGAAGGATGCCATCGGTCTGGTAGTTCGGCGATTGCCGCAGCCACTGCCCGGCACCGGAGCCATCGCCGAATATGCGGAGATGGGGAACTTCGGTTTGCGAGTGGTGATGAGCTACCAGCCGAATACGCTGGCGCAACAGTTCACAGTGGATGTTCTGTACGGCTGCGCGGTTCTGCGCAACGGTTTCGCCGTCCAGGTGAATAGCTAACTTCAGGCGTACAAACGGAAGGCCCGCGGCAATGGCCGCGGGCCTTCGCTCAATAGAGAGGAACCCATGGACTTGAGAAATTTCTATCAAAAGATGCGTAAGTTGGAAAGCCAGATTCCGGATGCGCACGTAGTAGTGGTGAGTCTGGAGACGTCCGACGGCGGTAAAGCCGGAAGGATGACAGAGGTAAAGCGGGAAACTGCCGCACGCCTGATCACTGAGGGCCGAGCCTTGCTGGCCGGCGCCGAGGAAGCGGCTGAATTCCGCAAGACGCTGCGGCCTGCCCCTCGCGAAGCAACTTCCGGCCTGGGTATCAAAGCGCTGGACGAAGCCGTGCTGAAGGCCATGAAAGAAACTCTGCGGACGCTTCAGGAATAAGAGACCCGACGCCATGGCGCTATTTAACGATGGAGAAATTAATACGCTACAGGATCTGCAACAGTACGAAAGCAGCCTTATGAATGTCGCCAGCGTGGAGCAGATCGATCTGGGCGGCAAGCTGGCGCTGGCCGCGGACGAGATCGCGGCCGATCTACTAAATTATCTGCTCAAGCAAACTCCACGCGATCTTAGCAATCTTGTCTTCGTCTTTCAAACCGTGTCCGCGCGAAGGGTTCTGGGGACTTCCGACGTCGTGGTGACAGATTCGGTTAAGCGCTGGCATGCGCTAAAGTCGATCGAGCTGGTTTACGAAGACGCCTACAACAATCAGTTGAACGACAGGTATCAGGGCAAATGGCTGCAATATCAGAAACGCGCACTGGGCGCGGCGAAGCAAGCGTATCAGATTGGCATTGGCCTGATGTTCGCTCCGCTCCCGAAACCTGCAGGCCCGATCCTGCTCGCAATTACCGGATCGCAGTTCGGGAGTACGTTCTATGTGTCCGTCACCTGGCTCAATCAGGCTGGGCAAGAAAGCGCTCCTAGCGACGTCGTGGCGCTCGAAACGGTAGACGGCACGCAGTTGGTGGTCAGTCCTGTGACTCCGCCAACTAAC